CGTGGGAGAATCAGAAGATCTCTGCTCGGGTTGCCTATCAGAAGTCGAAGCACTTCAACAGCAACGAAGAAGCGTACTTCGCTGGATTGTTCTATGCCGCGGCTGCTGGCAATCACGCCGCGAAAGATAAGCTGATCGATTCAGGCTACAAGATGAGCCCCGCTCGCGGCGACATGAGCATCACGCCGAACACTGCCGGTGGTTTCACGGTGCCAGAGCCGCTCGAAGCGACGATCATCCGACTCGTCGAAGAAGCTGGCGTCTTTCGTCGAAGCGCTCGAACGATGCCGATGACTTCGAACACTCTCGATGTGCCTCAGCGTGTTGGCGGTCTTACCGTCGAGTACCCGGGCGAGGGTGGAAATATCGCAAATTCAGATCTCACTTTCGGACAGATCAATCTCGTAGCTAAGAAGTACGCAGTACTTGCGCTGATGAGTACCGAACTCGAAGAAGACTCGATCATCTCGATGGTCGATCTCGTCACTGAGGAGATCGCTTATGCGATCGCTGTGGCAGAGGATACGAACAGTTTCCTAGGTGACGGCACCGCAGCGTTCGGTGGCATCACTGGCATCGCGAATGCTCTGGCCGCTGGTTCTCAGTTGGCACTCAATGTGAACTGGGGAGCGCAGACGCTCGACGAGTTCACTGATGCTGTCGCTGCTCTGCCATTGTACGCAGGCATTCAGCCAGCTTGGTACATCAATCACTCGGGCTATGCTGCTTCGATGCAACGCTTGCTGTATGCCGCTGGCGGAAACACCGGCGACAATGTGGCAGGCGGAATGCCAGCACAGTTTCTCGGCTACCCAGTGTACTTCACGCAAGTTCTACCCGGCTTGGGTGCTGTCGCTGGTGATCTCACTGCCGTCTTCGGCGATCTTCGCATGGGTTCGATCATGGGCATTCGCCGCAGCTTGACGATCAAGGTGCTGAATGAACTCTATGCCGCGAGCGATCAGGTGGGGCTCGTCGCTACGAGTCGATCAGACACTCAGATCTTCGATGTCGGAACTGCGACCACTGCTGGCAGCATCGTCGGCTTGTTCGCTACTTGATCGAGTTGATGTTCACAGCGTCACTCGCACTAAGCGAGTGACGATGGGGCACAGCGGCTCAGCTTTCCGGTCGCTGTGCTTTCACCCTTAGCAGGATCAAGTTCATGAATCAGATCTCAGCACGATTGCCATGGTCACTCGAAAGAACGATCGCGCCAGCGAATCGACCAGTGACACTAAGCGCACTAAAGCGAGCGATCAGACTCAGCGTCGATGATGACAGTCATGATGAAGTTCTGACGATGTATGTTGATGCTGCTACTGAGCAAGTCGAACACGATACATCTTCGGCACTGATCACGCAGACTTGGAAGATGAAGCGAGATCTCTTTCCGTCTGATCAGAGTTACATCTACTTTCCGATCAGGCCAGTTCAATCGGTTTCGCATGTGAAGTACTACGATCAGAACGCCGAAGCAGAAGCGACTTTCACCGAGTACACCTTCGATGCTTCGCAGCAGATGATCGTTCTGAACACCGATGCTTCATGGCCGACTGATGCGATCGATGTGAAGATCACGATCGTTGTCGGTTACGGTGACAGCGAACCATCGGTGCCAACAGTTCTGAGGCAAGCGATCTACATGCAAGCGGGCAAGTGGTTCCAGAATCCGACGATGGACATGAATGATGTGATCTACACTGACGCACCATATAGGCGACTGATCGAGCGATTCACTCGGAGTGACTATCCGTAATGGCAAGACGAAACAAGATCGGAAGCAGGCGATACATCGCCACCTTCTTCGCTCACGATGGGACTGTCGATGGTGCTGGCCAACCTACCTTCAATGATCCCGCAGCATGGCAACAGATCGTCACTGGTTGGTACTGCGAGTGTCTCGCTACATCGGGTGGCGAGACGCTTCGAGGTCAGCAGGTAACAGCGCAGACGAAGCGAGTGCTATACGGTGACTTCGCTGCTGTCAGATCTGTCAGCGCTCGTATGCGATGCAAGGTCGACGGCATTGTGAGCGATGTGATCTCGGTGCTTGATGACTCTGGCGAAAAGCGCGAGATGCGCGTTCAGCTGGGAGAAGAACAGTGAGCAGCAGCAGCATGTTCGGCAAGATCCGAATGCAGGATCGCGAGCTGAGATACAAGCGTCGATTCGATCGAAGGAAACGCAGCTCTAAGCGAGGCGTCTCGTTCAGAATCACGCCAGCGACCGAGAAGATGTTCACACAGTTACCGGTCGAGATGCGACTCAAAGTTCTCAAAGTTGCAACCCGAGCCGGTGGCAATGTAGTGGCGCGTAAAGCGGCAGCGTATGCAAGACCGCATCAGTCGCGAAGAACTGGCACAGCGAAACTACAAGCGAAGGCAACTCGCGATCAACGAGCGAACAATCCGAAGAACCTTTCGCAGTCGCTTCGAACGAAGGTGAAAGTTTACAAGAACGCTGTGCTGTGCATGATCGGACCAGAGCGACCATGGGGCAATATCGGAAACGTGTTCGAGTATGGTGGCATGATCCCACGATGGAACAAGGAAGGCGGTCGAACTGATCGAACTCGACAGCGACCCAGACCGTTCATGCGAGCCGCTGTCGATACCACAAGACATCAACAGAAGCGAGCGTTCATCCTTGCTGTGAAGAAACGGTGGAAAGAACTATGAGCGCGAAAGACATCACCGAAGCATTCAGAGAACTGCTGCTGACTGATCCGAACATCGCTGGCATCGTCAGTGATCGGATAGTTTCTGATCAACTGCCAGAAGGAATGGCAACGCCTGCGATCGTGTTTTATGAGATCAGCAGCAACATCGACAACAGCATCGAGCCAGATGTGATCGTCGACTGCTCGATCAGCAGATTTCAAGTCGAAGCATTCGCATCGACTCGACCGATGGCAAGCAAGGTTCAACGAATGATCGTGAGACGCTGCGGCAACTTCATCGGCAAGATCGGCGATGTCGGAATGAAGACATCGCGACTGACTGGGCAATCATTCGAAACTGATCGGCCACAACTCGGATCGGCAGGCTTTCGCTATCTGAGTCGAGTCGACTATCAGATCACTCACTATCCCGTAGACATCAACTAGAAAGGTTCAACAATGGCATACTTAGGCGACACTGGACAAGGCGCTCTGTTCACGATGGTCGGACTCTCGCTACAGTCGCGAGTTAAATCGATTCAACTTCCAGAGTTCACGCAGGAGAAGATCGATGCGACGAGTTTGAACTCGTCAGGGTTCATGGAGTACATCGCTGGCGATGTCGTCGATCCCGGCGAGATGACGCTCGAACTGATCTTCGATCCCCAAGACAACGTGAACGCACTCAGCTTGATGGGTGGTTGTGGCGAAGAAGCGGAAGTCGAGTTTCCTCGAAGTCCCTGCCGCACTGGTGCAACTACGAGCGCGACACTGATGGGCACAGCTTTCATCACCAATATAGCCATGCCGAATCTTGCTGTGAACGAGCTGATGATGGTGACGCTCACGATCGCGTTCGATGGCGGCACTGGTCCGACTTATACAGCAGAATCATAAGCAGCATCGATTCAGAAAGGAAAGCAAGTGAAGATCGAACTAGAGCAGCGAAGCGGCATCAACATCGCCACTGGTCAGAAGCAGTACTACGAAAGCTACTGGGTAAACCTCGATGGCGAACGAGTCGGCGCGATCAGTTGGAAAGAAGGAGCGAGCTTTCTGCCACGACGACCGATTGATCCGATCGCCATGAAAGCGATCAGGAAGAAACTAGAGCAAGCACTTGAACGGCAAGTGACTGATAAGCCAGAACCGCCAGAGATACCAGAAGGAATGTTTGATGACGAAGACGAAGGAAAGCACTACGAAGACGACTTCGCTGACCCGTGAAGCGCTGCTAGGCGCGATCAAGGCAACGAAGAAGATCGTGAGCGTCGAAGGCATCGGTGATGTCATGATCAAGTCATGGTCACCAGTGTCTCGATCGCGAAGACAAGCAGCGATCGCATCGATGAAGAAAGAAGATCAGTTCGCTCATGCGAATGCGTATGCCGTGATCGACATGGTGTGTGATGTGAATGGCGAACAACTGTTCTCGGAACAAGATCTGGCGATGCTGCTCAGCGATGATGTAAGTTCGAGCAAGCTCGATCGCTTGTACGATGCTTGCAGTGAGTTCGATGAGGATGTTTCGGGAAACGACTAAACCGCATTGATCGATTCGAGCGTGAGTTCGATCGCAACTCGCGACTAAGTTTCGTGTTTGCGATAGCGCTCGAACTTGGCATCGATGATCCGATCACTTGGTTCAATGCGGTTGGCGATCGTGTGATCGATGCTTGGATCGGTTACAAGAAGCACGAACTGAATCGATATAGCAAGAAGACAAGTGAGAAGTTAGAACCGACAGAAGCGCACGAAAGGTTAAAGCATGGCAGTTTCAATCGGCACCTTGCGAATGGACATCATCGCTCGAACTGACGAGTTCGAGAAAGGATTGTTCAAGACGCGAAAGGAACTTACTGCTGCGCGAAGAGTGTTCCGAAAGAACATGGATGAACATGACAAGTACGCGCATAGTTTGAACGAAGCTGATCGCATGTTGAAGAAGGGCAACATCACGCTAGCCTTGCATCGACGAGAAGTGGCTCGACTAAAGAAAGAGTATTCCGAAGCGCATACAATCATGGGCAGATTCTTGAAAGGCGCGAAGAGTCGCTTCGCTCAGTTTGCGATCGGTATGGCTAGTGCCGGAAGTGCGATCGCTGCATTCAGAAACATTCGCGAAGCTTTGAATGAGATCGATGCGCTCGACAAGGCTGCGGCAGGCATGGG